TATCCCTCCGTCGCGACAGTTGCCTGATGGCTCGCGTGAGTGTAGCGGCGCGCGCTTGCTCGCTCCAAGACGATCAGCTTGCTCTCAACCGTCAGGCTTACGGTCGACATCTCGCCCTCGTCGACGATCGTCATCTTGTCCATAAACCCACTGAAGACATTGACGACCGACGACGTTCCCAGAACGCCCCAATAAACAGCGGCCGAGCGGCCCTGATAATCCTCGGTCAATGCGGTTGAAATAATTGTTGAGCTTAAACCGGAAAGCGTAAGCGTCGCTCCTCTGGCTGACAGGTCTGAGATTTCCTCGATCCCGTCGATTTTTAGAAGCGAACCAGTCCCAAGAAACGAATGGCCCTGGATTGTCCGATTTCCTGTGCCAGTCCAGAGGCGCAAGTTGCCGCCTTCAAAATCTAAGTCGATTGCATAAAATGGCTCAATATCCTGAAGGCTCCCGGTTGGATCGCCGTCAGCGTAAAGCTGGTTTAATAGACTTGTGCTTATGTTGCGGCTCATATCGCTTCCATCGCTCCAAATGATATTCCGTAATGGCGCAAATTGTTGACGTTCCAGGAGACATCGTTTGACGCCAAGCGAAAAGTCCCGACCGGGCTTGATATGACCGCCGCCGATGTTGACGCTGCGTCTCTAAGTGCCGGCCAGATCTCAAGGGTTCCGCCGTCCGTCTGGTCCGCGAGGACTTTGTAAAGCCGTGAGGATGCACCCGTTCCGAGCTGGAAATAATCGCCAGCCAAAAGCGTTCCGGTCATTACGACTGTGACGCTCCGAGCACCCGCCGACCCTGTGATTGTGACGGAGCTGGGAGCGGCTGAGCTGCGCAGAGAGTTGCGAAACGGATTGCCCAGGTAAAACTTGCCGTGTCGGCCTCTGAGGCTCGTCAGCCAAGCGCTCCACGCCTCAGCGTCATCCTCAGCCATCGGCTTGAGTGATATGTCGGCTGACCACATCTCGCCAGCGTAGGCGTGAGACTGACCCTCAAACGTAAAAGGCGATCGAGAATAAGCGACAGCGTTCGTCGCTGTGAAGGTCACTGACCTGATCGCGTTCCCGGTCGGCGTTGTAATCGGATATGAAATCGCCATTAACCCAGAGCCCTCCGGTAAGATCCGCCGCGTTGACGCGCGTCAGCGACAGCGCCTTTCGCGCTCTCCGCGATCTGAGGCATCATCGATTTAATTTCGTTCCGAACCGTTTGCTGGACCCCGGTCGTCACGTTGATCGTTTGCTGAACAATTACATCCCCGCCGCCGCCGACCGCCGACTTTGACTGAGGGACAGACAAGATCCGACCGGCCGACGATGGCACAAATATTTCGCGGCCATGCTCACCAACGACCGTCGGTTTGCCAGGATAAACAGCTCCGCCGGAGGCGTTGCCAAAAGGTAAGCCAAACGATCCGGTCGAGGGTCCGCTGAACAAATCCAATCCGGTCGCGCTCATGATGCCACTCACCATTTGACGCACGACGAGAACGCGATAAAGCTCTCGCACGACTTCGTTTGCCATGTTTCTAATGCCAGCTTCGAAACTTTTGCTGTCATCTAGCAACCGCATAAACGCGCTCGAAAGACCGTCCTCCATTGTTTTAATCGCGCTTTCAAGTTCAGAAAATTTAGGCGCGACTTTTTCCATCGTTGCGGCCGTTTTCTCAAGACCTTCACGCGCTGCGCGCTGACTGTGCTCAAACTCTGTCGCTGCTTTCTGAGCATGAAACCAGGCAAAAGCGATGTTCTCAACCTGGACTAGATCATAACCGCGCAACTCCCGACCGGCGTCTTTGTAGGCTTTGCGTGATTTTTCAATCATGGCGTCGCGGCGTTTTTCCAGCCGCTTGATATCGCGCTCCAGAGGCGTAAGATCCTTGATCGAATTTTCAAACGCTTGATCGACAGTCTCCGTCATGAATGGTTCGAATATTTCGTTGAGCTTGTCCTCAAATATTTCCGCTTCTTCCGCTGCCGCCTTTGCCGCTGCGGTCGCCGCTTCGCGAGCTGCAATTAGACGCGATTGAGCATAAGCCGCATAACCAGCCGCGCGCGATGTCCCGGACTGGTTGTCGTCTCCGCCTTCCGAGCTGCTCCCGCTGGAAGTCGATGATCCAAGTGTCCCGCCGGTTGTCATATTATCCAACGCCGTCAAGAGCTCTTGGCGACCCTCGACCAACGACCGCAACCGCGTGTCCTCGGCTTGCAGTCGGTTGAGATCGGCTTGCAGTGAGAGCTGCCTCGCGGTTTGTGTTTCAAGATCCAAAGCCTTGCGAGCTTCGCTCGGGAACCTACTTTCACCCATTTGATTTTTGCGGATCCGCTCGCTCACCTTGGCAAGTTTTTCACGAACCTTCGCCATGCTCTCAGCGTTTTCGTGGAGCTTTTCTCGGTTTGTTATATTGTGGACCGCGTCCATTCCCGCGACGACGCCAAACATAAAATTGCGAAACTTTGTGGAAAGCGCGTCGAAAACCATGTCGAAATGGTCTTTCATTGCTGTCGCCGCAACGATGCTGTCGTTGCTCAGAACTGCGCCAAGCTCGCGAGCTGATGTCGTCATCGTGTCCAAAGATTGAGCGTTATTTATAAACAATGGAGCCAAAAGGGTCGCGTCGGAGGCAATCGCCTCAAGATAGAATGTCATTTCTGCTTGAGATAAATTGGCGTCCTCAAGCGCTTTGACGTATTTCCCGAGAGCTTGCTCGCTGCTTAAACCTTTGAACTCGTCAGCGGTGAGCCCTACTTTCGGCGCAATATTGTCAAAAAAGTCTTTGAGCGGTCCCGCCTCGTTTTGGAAAAAATCTCCGAACTTGTCGTTTGTATCCTTGAGAATATCGGCGAGCTTGTCTTGCTCAACACCCACTCGCCGAGCCGCAAAAGTCAGCTCTTGAAAACGCTCAACGCCAACACCAGAAACCCTTGAAAGTTTTTCGATTTCTTTTGCGAAATGCATCGCCTCATTTGCGCCTCGAACAAAACCAGCGGTCAAAGCGCCAGCGCTCAAACTAGCCGCGAGACCTCCGACCGCCGTTGAAAGCGTTCCGAATGCTTTTGTCGTTTTCGACAAATCCTTTTGTGATTTTTTAGAAAAACGCTCGACGCGCCGGTTTGCGCGATCCATCGCTTTCGAAAACTCTCTGTCGCGCGCGCTCAAAATGACGTTCAGCTCTTGCGCTGTAATTGCTGCCATTAGCCGTAAATCCTTGCGAGTTGTTTTGCTTCGTCAATCGACGGAGCATTTGATCCAGGCTTTGCTGGATTGTGTGCTTTCTGCCATCCGTCAAAAAATAAAAATGTATCTCTCGGGATCATATCGCGGACGTCATCAGGCTTGAGCCCGGTGACGACTGCGTTTTTAATTAAGCTGCGGACGTTAAGACTTCTTGGCTTTGACCCTCGGTCAAATCTTTTTTTTTATTCTCAACCTCGCTCAACGCATCAGGCATAAACGCCACGCCGAGAACCGCCTGAGCGATCTGGTAGAATAATAACAAACTTTCCGGACCACCGCTCTCAATGATCGCATCAGCTTCACTGTCTTTTTTGCCGCCGCCCACCAGGGCGAGGGCAAGAAGGTTGCGAACCTCTGTCGTGGTCGGCTTTTTCCCCCGATCGAAAAAACCGTCCCAGACTTCAAAAATCCCGCGATGCTTGTCTTCAAAACGTTCGATCTCGCGATTTCGTAGGATAAAAGTGTAGGTGACGCCGTCGATTTCCTCAACGACCCCACCTCGGGGAGCCTCAGCGGTAATCCCCATTTATTTAAGCTGCGCTAAAAGTGATCGCGCCGTTGCTTTCCAAAGAAGCTGAGAACGTGACGCCGCCCTCTGTTTCGCCGCCAAATTCGAGCGATGCTATTTTAAAGGCTCCCGCGTATGTCCCAAAGTCAGGAATGATGACTTGAAAGTTTGCCTCTGGGTCCGCTTGCATCGCGACAGTATTCAAGCGAGCCTCAGCGGTTTCGTCCAGAAAGATCCCGTCGCCAGAAACCGAGACAGCTTTCAGGCCGTTCAAAGTTTCAGTGAATAGAGCGCCGCCGGGCGACGATGCGTCCGGTGTAGTGACGTCAATCGAGGTGTTATTCACCGTCAACGACTTGGAGTTAAGTCCCGCCAGTGCCGAAAATGTTTCGCTGTTTTCTCCATCCCCAATCTTGAGGAGGAACGAGCGTCCTAGTTGTTTAGCCATGATGTTGATCCTTCAATCAAAAGGGGTTTGCGGATGCCCAAACCGCGAGAGGGCTAGACCGCTTAAGCGGTCTGAACGTTTGCCGAAAAGATGACTGTCGCGAAATGTCCGCGCTCGTCATTCTCCTGGTCGACAAAATAAGTTTCACAAATAAGTTCAATCAGATGGAACCCGGCTAACGAAACCGTCTCCTCTTGGCGATGCAATGATGCGCGGATCGCCTCCGCAATGCGTGACGCCTCGACGCGACCAGTTGCGCGCGAAAACGCGTCAATCGTCAAACTGATATTTGCACCAGTCGAGCCGTCCGTGTCATCAGCTTGCGGCTGTATTGATCCAAACTTTATAAAAGGATAAGTCGGACGCTGTGGAGGCTCATCGTAAACCCTGGTCGAAACCAGATCCGTTATGTCACTGTCCGCCACCAACGCCGCCCGAATGCCTTTTTGTAGCTCCAAAGCAAAACCGTCGCTCATTTAAATCCAAGCTCCTTAGCTGCTTTATTCATTGCGCGCGTAACGCGAGCCCGGTGTTTTTTCCCGAGGATTTTTTGCGTTCTTCTTATAAAGGGAAACTCATCAGTCGTCCCGGTTTGCTTGAAAACATGAGACATCGCTTGCCGTTTCTTCCCGCTCGAGTAGGTCCGCCCAAACTCAACCGAGAGCGCTTTGACTTGCGGATCCCTACGCGCCGGAGCTGCTTCGACAGATCCGACAAATGCGTTTTCCTCAATTTCAAATTTCGCATGGATCCCCCGCTTGAGATCACCCTCATCGACCGGGGCCATGACGCGAGCCAAGCGGACGCCCTCTCTGACGCTTTTTCGTATTGCGTCCCCAATATTTTTTCGCTGCTTTCGAGGTAGCTTTTTAAAAGCATCCTGGAGACCTTTGGCCTCGATTTTCATGACGCGACGCCCTTCTCAAGCAGGAACTCGAGCGTCTGTCCTTTGTTATCCACCTGGACGACTGAACGAATTGCCCAGGTTTGTCCGCGAGCAACTACCCGATCAGCGGCGCTGAGAGCCGCTGTGAGCGCGTCTTTCCTTACTCTTAAAGTCGCCGTCGATACGTCAGCCAATGCACCGCCCTCAGTGCTCTCATTGCCTGTCCGCTCGATTATGTGAGCTGACCTTGTCAGGTGATCTGACCAGGATCCGGCCGTATTCCCGAAATCATCAGTCGTCGCCGCCATACGCTGAAAGGTGACGCGATCCCGCATTAGGCCAGCCCTAGCCATACCAAGAGCCTCGCTCGTAATCCATCAGAGCCTCGAAGCCGTGAGGCAATGTTTTCGAGATCGTACCCATGAGCTCGTTTTCGCGGTTCTCGTACCAATGGGCGATCAACATCATTAAACCATGACGAACGGTCTGCGGAACGTCAGAGCGCGCCGCGCCATATCCGATGACATATTCAATCTTGATCGCGTCGTCCCTGGTGAACGTGGAGGGCCAGGCTTGTCCCGGCTTTGGCTTGACAGTCGTCCGCCCTTTAGTCCCGAGAACATAAAAGTCCGACAGCGTCGCGGTTTGGATGGCGTTTTCCGTGTCGTAATATTTGACCGCCGAAACCGACTGAACGGGTCCGAGCGAAAGCGTCACCGTGCCTGGGTTTGGTGCAATCCACTCGCCCCAGGTTTGCGTGATCATCGCTTTCCCCAGAGTGCCAGTGACGTCGACATAATCAATCGCCGTTTGTATCAACCG